CGATGAGCGCCGCCGCATGGCCCAGAACCCACACGAATACCTCATCGAACAGCTTCAGTTCACCGGAGACGAATCTGTCGGTTCATCCTCAAACAAGATCAAGCTCAACTTCAACCACCCTTGCAAAGAGCTTGTCTGGGTTGTTCAGCCAGATGCCAACGTTGACTACTGCGCCTCGCTCGTCTGCGGTCAATCGCTCTTCGGTCTCTTAGGTGCTCAGCCATTTAACTACACTGATGCCGTCGATGCTCTTCCAAACGCCGTCCACGCCTTCGGAACCGAAGAATCCATCGCTGGTGGTGCTCCAGGAAGCACCGGTAACACCTCGCAGGCATTCATCACCGTTGATGGTATCTTCGAGCAGGCCGGTGCTCAGCAGGCTAATGTTCAGTCAGGCTGGCCTGAAGCTGACTACTCGCAGCCAAGACTTGGAACTGATGGAACCACTGGTGCCACCGTCTCAGATGCCGGAACCTTCGTTCTTTCGGAAACTGCCCTTGACCTCCACTGCTGGGGTATGAACCCTGTCGTGGTCGCTAAGCTCCAGCTTAACGGTCAGGACCGCTTCTCTGAGCGTGAAGGATCATACTTCGATGTTGTCCAGCCATTCCAACACCACACTCGCACACCAGACACCGGTATCAACGTCTACTCCTTCGCTCTCAAGCCTGAGGAACACCAGCCATCTGGCTCGTGCAACTTCTCGCGCATCGACAACGCTACTCTCCAGCTTGTCCTCTCCAATGCCACCGTTGAAGGAACTAACACCGCTAAGGTCCGTGTCTACGCCACTAACTACAACGTGCTCCGTGTCATGTCGGGTATGGGTGGTCTCGCCTACTCCAACTAAGCATATTAATAATTTTTACATAATTTATACTGTGTATCAATAAATCACGATATAAATTAAACAATAATTTTCTCTCTAACTTTTTAATATATGTTTTATCTATCGGGTCTCCCACAAGAAGTCGTAGACAATTATTTTAAATTTCTGAAAAATCAGAAGAAGAAAGAAAAGCAAGAGAGAAAATGAATCAAATGTTTAAAGAACATTCTCCCAAAACATTTAACGATTTAATGTCATATGGAAGGTATATGAGCAGTTTAAATAAAAAAAATTAATATTTTTTATATTTTCTAATGAATTATATATGGTTAGCAATCAGAATATATTGGATGAAATAGATAATTATTTGTATACTTATGAAGAAGGGTATCCTACACAAGATTCACTCAATTCAATTGAATCTCTATTAAGACAAGCTAGTCAAGATCAAAAAAATAATGCTTTAAATTATGTCGTTAAAGTTGGTGAACCAGAGCTCGTTGATTTAATTATTGATCTTGGTGCTGATGTAAATTCGGTGATAAGAGAACAAACTCCTTTGATGGCTGCTATAATAGATCCAGATAATCACTGGGTTAAACAAAGAAATATAGTAGAAACTCTTTTAGACAGAGGTGCTAATCCATCTGAAGTAGTTAATGAAAAAACTGTAGATGATGTAATTAACTCTGAAATAAATATATTAAGAGCAAAAAATAATAGCGAAACAGATATTCAAACCTTAGAAAATATAAAAGAAATGATAAATCAAAGAAGAGATAGGATTCAAGGAGGAAAAAGAAAAAGAAAACAAACAAAAAAGAAAAAGAGAAAAAAAAGAAAATCAACCAAAAAAAAATCAAAACGAAGACAACGTAAATAAGTTTTTTCTTTAATTATTATATATATGGCAGACCCTATACATATAATCGATAATAATATACTTGCTTATCCACCTGCTCAACCTGAGGTGGCAGTAGAAGCTCCTATTCCAGAGCCACCTCGTAATGTAAATCCAAATATTGAAGCAATTAATGCGTATATGCAAAATCCAACTCCTGAAAACTTAGAACAAACTTTAAGATATATGAGAGAAAATCATGTAAATCCAACAACTATTTTGTATTACGCTCTTTCAGTGGGCAACGCACCTCTTATTGAAGGATTATTTTCCTTGGTAGGTAATACAAGACAAGATAAAGTAAACCTAGCTAACTACTATCCAGGTGACTCGGCATGGGGAGAGACACCATTAACAACAGCATTAACAAATCCAAATGATGAAAATATTATTCCCATTTTGGAAGTGCTTTTAAAAAATGGAGCCAATCCTAACTTAGAAACCGATGGAAGATCAAACTTTTTTGATTCAGTTTATCAAGATGAACAAGATTCTCAAGGTCTTGGAGACCAGGATCGTTTAGATTATCTTCAAAGAGTTCGTAACCTAGTAAGACAGTATAATCATGAATGTCCCGAACGATTTCGACGTCATCATATGGGAGGAAAAAGAAAGAAAAAGAAAACTAAAAAGACTAAAAAGACTAAAAAAAGTAAAAAAAGTAAAAAAAAGAAAACAAAGAGAAAAAAACGTATTTGATAAATATTTATCTCATATATATATAATAAATATGGCAAAACATGGCTCTCCACATAAAGTAAGGATGTTTGAAGAATCCGAGGATTTTTTAGATGAATGGTTTAAACCTAGTAAAAGGAGTTCTGCTGAACGTAAAATTTACGGTCCTTCTCTAGTGAATGAAAAAATTGCCCTATTAAAAGAGTTTCATAAAAAAGTTCACAAAAATCCAGTTCTTTTAGAAGAGATACGTGCTGACATTGCAGAGAGAGAAGCAGCTCATCCAGCTAAATCGAGATATCGGTTACGTATGCATGTAATTCATGATCATATGAAGAGTAATAAAAAATTAGGCATGAAGACAAAATATTATAAAGGTCCAGGTATAGGCCTATATGAACTCTTTAAAGGACGAAAAATTGTAGATGATATTTTTGGCGATGATTTAATCACAAGTAAAATATTTAAATATAATGAAGGAAATGGCCTTGTTGATATTCCTGCTTCTCTTGGAATCGTTGCATCCAAGAAGCCTTCTTCCGCAAAAACAAAAAAATCATCGCCGAAAGGAGCCAAAAAAGCTTCTTCTGCCAAGACCGCAAAACGCAAACGTTGTCCAAACGGAACACGTTTTAACAAAAAAACGAAAATATGTGAACCCAAAAAAAACTAAAAACTATTAAAAAATTGAATTACTTTTACTTTAAAACTGTAATAGTAATTCGCACAGACATGATGCAAACTGAACGCTCCTTCCTTAAATTACAAGAATTTCAGGATAAACAATTACTAGAAAGATGTGTGATCGATGTCACAAACAACGTAGACATTAATCCTTCACTAAGAAGAATGTTTGGAAAAGATTGCTTTATGCGGCGCGGCGTTGGATTTTTCAGCGAGGAAAGTATTGGGTACCATTACTCTGGACAACTTTCAGCATCGCGACCGATGACGTCATCACTTTTGGAATTGCTGGCACTAGTTAATACCACTTTTGGAACAGAATATAATGGAATTTTAGTGAATAAATATTTCAGCGGACTGGATTACATTTCCCCTCACAGCGACGACGAAGCAAACTTGGACAATAGTGGAGTTGTCGCGATTTCATGGGGAGTCACGCGTAAATTTCGTATCCGGAAAAAAGGGGAGAAAGGATTCCAGGATTTTCCGATGGTCAGCGGCAGCATGCTCCAAATGGGCGGAGATTTTCAGAAAGAATTCACACACGAAATTCCTCCAGAAAAAAAAGTGAAAGGTGTGCGAATTTCATTCACATTCCGAAAGCATACCAAATAAAAAATATATATTTATATATATATATAATTAAAAATGGGAAGAGGATGCGGGCCTTTATCTGGAAGAATGACATTAAATACTCTCCAAAGGAGATTAGGAAATTCTTTTTTACGTGTGGATAGCACGGGAGATGTATACACATTTGTAAGGAGTTGTAACCTCGATGAAGATCTCGAAGTTGTTTTTGAATTAAATGACCAGTTAATTATTAATGAGGGAGTAACATTAACCGTTGAGGGAAAAATGGATATCACTGAAAATACTAATAATATAATTCGTATACGTGTTTTAGGAGTGTTAAATATTGAGTCAACTAGTCATTTAGAATTCGGCGATATAGAATTGGTAGACCCTGTGGATCTTGAAACATTAACATGTGGATTATTAATCGATGGAAATTTAAATCTTAATAACGGTAAAATAACATTTAAATCTATTAAAAATAGTGCTATTGGAATTGGTTTAATTTTTAACGGAAATATAATCACAAACGGTGGACATATAGAATTTGAAACTATTTCAGGAATTTATAAAAATAATGAAATAACTACATGTGGAATAATGATATTGGGTGATTATCTAAATACTGTAAATAATATTTATTTTAATAAATTAAACTTACAAATTAATTTAATATCTGAAAGTGGATTTGGTATTGGAATATATGAAGCTCAAAACTTTAACTTTTTTATTACAGAAAGTAATATAACAATTAATGAGATTATAGGAATGGGATCCAATCCAGCCCAAAGTATAGGATTAGCTATTGGAGCAGAATTTAATAATAAATTTATATGTGAAAATTCTGTGATTACTATAGGAAAATTGTCAAATGCAGCACTAGGAATGGGTTTTTATAATGCAAATATTACTAACAAAAAAGATATTATTTTTAATGAAATTAATAGTAATTCAACAGCCATATTATTTGAAGCTGATTCTTCTACACTGGAAAATGAGGAAAATGCCACGATTAAAGTCTTGGCTGGAGATAATAATAACACAACTGGATTTAAAATAGATACTACAACACCTTCTCTTATTACTAACTTAGGACCAGATGGAGCAATTGATATGTCTAATACAACAACGCCTTACTCTCCTGCGTTAACTGACCCTCTCGACGCTCCATGGAATGGGGGTGACACACCAACAAGATCTTTTTATGCTCCTTAAAAATTGAAAAGCTTTTTTTTATTACTTTTTATTATTAATAGCGTCCACTCATTCAACCATGTCTGCAAGCAAAATCCAGTTCGGAACTTCCTTTTATACAAAACAAATCATGAGCATGCGCTGTAGTATTATATCGATCCAATCACAAAACGCTGTGCGAATTGAGATTGAAAAAAAAGATTTTGGGGAAAATGACACACTCGGGGGTAGCTCGAGTTATAGTTTGATTATTAATGGTCGTGACGAAGATCGTGTCACGAAAGCATTCATTACTATTGCTAACCTTTTTCCAAAAACATTTAAAAGTGAAAACAGCCATCTCTCCTTTCCCGACACGATTTCCACTTTTGATAAAATTCTTGACCATCCTAGGTCCTTTGGGATGAGTTTCCACTGGACTATATCACCATAACACTAAAAATTCAAATACTTTACACTTTTTAGTATTATTAGTATTAAACACAAAGACCATTATGGTTGATCACAAATCCCCCACAACATTTCTCTTCTCAATAATTATAAATAACACAGAAGGTCTATATGACACCTTAAATAGTATCCGAAAAAAAAATGAAAATATTAGGACAAAACAACATCATACTATGTTATAATTCACCAGAGAATGCACCATCAAAAAGTGAAATTCACATTATTTTACAAATTTCGGGATATGAAGCAGAGAAAACAAAGTTAGTGAAAGGGTTATTGGAATTTGTAAATGCTTGTGCACCTCTGTTCAAGAAATCACAAACACCATTACAAAAGAGTTCTTGGGCAAGCATAGCATCAACTATTTCAAATCCTAACCCAAACTTATCTATGATTAATTCAATTGAACAATTGCTAGCTACAAAAACAAATGGATTTGAGATTGATATGGAATTTCAATCCTTCCCAACACAGTTATGTTTGTAAGATAGATATTATAAAAAAAAATAAAACTAGATGTTATAAAAATAAATGATAACCGTTTTTAAAACCAATAAAGATGATATTTATGCCAAAAATTCAAATAAGTTGCAACTAAATTCAAAAAGTGTTTACAAAATTTTTTTATTTATATTGAAAGATAAATCTGAAAATAATTATTTTCAATTTAGAATATTAGGATATGATGATTTAAATCTTGAATCTCAAAGAAAAGAAAAGAATCTTCCTAGTCCTGAAGAAAATGATATTTTATGCAATCCACTTTATGATATTGATTCAAATGGAATGAAAGTATTAATTACAACGTTGCAAAATAACTTTTTCAAAAGTGTTTCAGATTATAAATCTAATAAATTTAGTAAAGGTATATCCTTTAATAGATATAATCATCATCACCATAGAAATTTTTTAACTCTTATACCAAGTAAATTACTAAAGGAAATAGGATGTAAATGTAATTTTTTTAATTTAATCAAAAAATTTAATATGAATGATCATCATCCAAAAACTTTTTATGATAATGAATTACCTGAAGATGCTAAAGAAAAAAATTATTTTTTAAAATATACTTTAGCCAACGCACAACGTGGAGTATACTTTGGTAAAAAGGATTTTTTAGATAAAGTATTAACAAGATGGCCTAAATCACAATATATATATCAAGAACCAATTTATAATTGTTTGAATTATGCTAAAGATAGACGGATTATATTTGGAATGTGGTTTTTATTATTTGACGATTCTTTTATGATTTATAAAAAAACGACAGAAATATCTGTAGATACATTAAAACCAAATGGAAAAATGTCTCTCTGTTATAATTTATTAAGAGATGAAGATATACCAAATCACAAAATAATTTTAAATAATATGATTCAAGTTTGTGAAAAATTTTTACAAAATTTTCAAAAACATCTCAAAGAATGTAATTATTCAATTAGAAAAAATGAATTAGGTCTATGTCGAATGGATTTTTTGATTGAAACGGAAACAAACAAACCAATTATGTTAGAGATTAATACAGGAATTGACTTAGACGGAAAAGAATCATTTAAAGATACACCATTTTGTGAGTTTTTAGTGAAAGAAAAATTTATAAATCTTTTACAGAATGATTTTTTTTAATATTAATAATAATAAACTATTATTAACTAAAAATACATCAAAAGAAGAAATTATTCAAATATTAATACGCGATAACATTGATACTGCAATAATTTATGAAGAAATTATTCCAAATAGTCAGTTTAAAATAGATATTTTAGAAAAAGATGGGAGTTATTCCAAAATGTGTGGAAATGGATGTATAGCTATGTGTATGAAATTTAAAAAAAATTTAATATTATTTAATGGGTTAGGCGAAAAGGTTTTAACTGAATTTAATAACAATTTTGTTAAATTAAAAATGAATGTGAAGACCAAAAATTCCACAGATTATTATGTAAATGGAGAACCACATAAAGTTTTTTTTGTAGAAAACTATGATAGAAATCATCATGAAATAAAAGGTTTATTAAATATTCCTGAATTCAATACCACTTATATTTTTAAAAAAAACAATTTTTATTATTATTCAACGTTTGAAAGAGGAGTTAATAATATTACTCATGCTTGCGGAACTGGTGCATTTGCTGCAATTACCTATTTATTTAATAATAATCTGTGTGAAATAGAAGATAAATTTAAATTATATACACTCAATAATGATATATATACTTTCAAAATGGAAAACGAAATTTTAATATTATATTTTTACACAAATAATAGTTAATCTACCTTAAATTATATTACTATCTGGATTTATGTGTTTTAATTGAGCATAGGAACACATATCTTTATTATGTGATGATGATTTTTTATGCCAATAAAAATTACATTTATTGTAAAGCCCTTCACTATAGTTATAACAATTTATTTTTTTGGTCCGCATCGGTTTTTTACCTCCTCGTTTTACCTGTCTTCTATTTTTTTTCATTTCTTTTATAAAAAATTTAACAAACGCATCCATTTCTTTATTGCGTTCAGGATGCCACTGAACTCCATAAAAAGGATAATCGTGGGCTTCAATTATTGCTACAAAAGGTTTCCCATCACGATCTATACTATTTCCAACATTTTTATAAAATTCAGAAATTCCTTGATTATTTTCAAAATCCTTTGGAGAAATTCCCATTTTATGGTTGTTGGTTGTTGAATTTTCCCTAGTTATTTTACGAAATGTTGAATGATCTAATCCTTTAATAATTTTTGACCTTTTTCCATCATCAGTTAAATCTATATTTGTCATATAATTTTTTAAAGAATTAAATGTTCCTAATAATGTTGTTAAATTATCTTTTCCATCTGCTATAATTAACATTTGTTGAAATCCCATACAACATCCCCAAATAGGAAAATAATAGCCTTTATTGTTTTCTTCTATTGCCATTTGGACTAATTTTTTACAAGCATTATAATATTGCTTCTGAGTTCCTGCAAATGCTCCACCACTTGGTAAGTAAAGTCCATGAACACGATCAAAGTAATATTTCAAGTTTTTACTATCATAAGGTATTACCAGAAACTCTACGTTATTTTTTTTCATCCATCTTAAGTGGGAAGAAGCAATATAGGAATCCCCGCACACTTTAAAATATTTTTTAGTTGGTGTTAAAGGAACTGAAATAATACCTATTACTAATTTATTGTTTTTATTAAAAGGTCTTAGTTTACGCGTTTTAGGCATAGTTATAACTATTATAGAAAAAAATAATATAGAAATATTTTCTCTATAATAAAGTAAATTAAGGAGTATGCAGATTTTTGTAAAGACACTTACGGGAAAAACAATCACTCTTGATGTGGAATCATCAGATTCGATTGAAAATATTAAATCGAAAATTCAGGATAAGGAAGGAATTCCTCCTGACCAGCAAAGGCTTATTTTTGCAGGGAAACAGTTGGAGGACGGAAAAACATTATCGGATTATAATGTTCAAAAAGAGTCGACTCTTCACCTTGTTTTACGTTTAAGAGGCGGGTTCTAATTGAATCAACACTAACTTTTTTTCTTAAGCTATTGTATAGAATTATGTCATTCTCTACAACTGCTAATACATCAACACCCACATTATGGGATACTCTTAAAAAACATGCCTCAAACTTATATAGTAAAGCACATCACGCTATTAAAAGCAACACACAATCTTCAACAACCTTAAGTCGGCCTGCCTCTTCGGTTACAAATAATACAAATAGATCATCAACCAGTAGTCTTTCTCAGGGTTCTACTTACATGACACCACGCGCAACTACTGTTTACGGAGGCAAAAGACGTCGTAGAAATAAGACAAAGAGAGGTAAAAAGAAAAAATCTCGTAAGTCAAGAAACAAAAAGACCAGACGTAAACATTAAACTGTAACAAATTTGCCATTTTGAATAAACCGTTTCATACGATCAATATCTAGTTGGGATATATAAAATAAATTACTTAATTCTTCATCTGTTCTATTCATGAATAAATGTAGTATTTTTTCCTTTTCACAAAACATTTTTTGCTCTAATTGTTGAAAAAAACAATAATTATTGTATTCTGTAGAATACTTTGTTAATACTTTTGTAAATATAATTTCATTTGGAGGTCTCACTTTTTCTACGGAATCATGTAATAAAAAGTTATTATAAAATGTTTTAATAAAAGAATTTAGCTCACTTAATTCCCATATTTGATTCTGAAATATAATTCGATCTATATAGTCTGATAAACATAAATTATCTAAAATCTTTTTATAAATATAAGAAGAGTTATTTTCGTTACTTATTATTCCACTTATATTCTCATGCCAAAGTAAACCTAATGTTGTGCGATCAGTTTCTTTAACAATTTGCGAGTATTGTGAAATTGGAACATAATTTTCATAAAGTTTAGAAACAACTGTTTTTGTAAAATTATTATAATTACACTTACTAATCATACAATCTAAGGTCTTTTCAAAATTTGCGGGATTTTTATTGTAAATATCAAAAATTATATTTAACTTTCGTAAATTTCCATCAGCATAACTTACTAAATTTTCTACACATGTTAAGTTTTCACTTATGTTAGGAAGTTTATAATTTATATATTCACACATTTGTCTATTACTAGGTTTATTTAACTTAATTAACTTGCAAACATTAATTAATTCTTTTATTTTTTTATCATTATCATTTGTTCCTATAAATATAACTGGGCAAGCCGTTTGAGGTTCTAGTTGTTGTTTTTTTGTTTTTTTGGGTCTAACATACTTGATTAATTCTTTTATTCCCCCTTTATCACCTGATCCCATATAATCCATTTCATCCATAATTGTTACTAACATACGCTTTTTTTTATAAAACATGCCTAACACATTAATATTTGACATCTTATTTCCTATGATTTCAGGGATAGCAGTTTTTGTTCGTGTGTCATTTGCGTCATAAACGATTATATCAAAATCGTCCTTAGAAATTGCTGATTTAACAAATTCAGTTTTACCACATCCTGCATCACCAATAATATATAATCCCTTATTTTGACTCTTATTATTAACGTCAAAACTTCGTAAAAAATCAATCAACTCTTCTTTTTCGTTGTTCCGATCAAATAAATCAACAAAGTCGATTTGTTTCATCCCAATTATTATATATATGTTTTTAATTATTTTATTTTTAATTAACATAATCCACTTGCATTAGTATACCCATCCCATGTTACTCCGCATTTTCTTGCCCATTTTTGTTTCATACATGCACCATTTGATCCAATAAAAGGAAATTTGGAAAAATCCATTTGTTTTTGACAATTATCACTTCCCAAATTTTTAACATTTACACACATAGGCACACCTGCTCCGTCACGATTTACTTCCCAATAATCAGGACATTCAGCCTTTACAGGAGGAAACTTATCTTCCTCTTTTTTATTGTAAAGGGCATATCCAAACATAAGCAATACTACAATCAAAAAAATACATGAAATTATTAAAACGATTTTTTGAAATGACATATTTACTTATAGATAGTATAGAAAGTATTTTTTTCTTATAATAATATAATTAAATGGATCAGCAAAGTTTAAATGGAAGAGTAAATATTTTACAACCAGATACTTCTAAACAATTTGCTTTATATGATCGTATTCCAGCACATCAACCATCCGCCTATAGGGATGCGCTTCAAGGAAATTGGAAAGATAGTCCACTTTCGATGGCCTATTTTTCAAAAAATAATATTATTATGCTTCAAAATGGTATTCGAAAAGGAGTCTATGATAAATCTAAAGGTCAGTATTTAGTAGGAAATCAATCTGAGGATGTGCTAAAAGTTATTATGAGAAGCACCTTTCTTCAGTATTCCGCCAATATGCCAGATAAAATTCCAGAACAAATAAAATCCCTAAATAAAATAGTTTTAGATTATTGTATTAAGCAGGTTTATAGTGAAGCTCAAGGATATCAACAATATTTATATGATGCAAGCACCCTTGTTGTTCCAATTGAAAGACCTGTTCTCTCTTCCACAGATGATAAAACACTTGAATTAAAAAAATGGTTTTAATAAATTGATATATAGAATAAATATCATTTTATTTTATTTTATATATTACATGGAAGAAGATCAGGGATCAGCCAAATTTTATGAGTGTTCCCTAAATGACGATGATGATAAATATAGTGAAAATTCGACACTACTCAGTATTGAGGACAGTAGTAATCCCAAAATAATTGATAGACGCCCTGTGCGACGAACGTGGATGTGTTTGATTGTCAATATGGCAACGTTGTTTGTTATAATCGGACTTACGTGTGGGTATGGTGAAGAGAATGGATATCTAAAATGGGGACCATCGGATAATCTTTACCTTATAGGAATTTTAATTAATACATGGACAAAGTGGGGTATTTCTATGTTGTTAATTGTAGCGGTTTCAATCGTAGATTGTATTACTGTAGAATTTGGTATGCCTTTTGTTTCCTTTAGAATTTATAATCCCGATTGCAAAGAAATAAATGACGTAGGTCCAATTGAGTTGCAAATTTTGGCAAATGGAATGCATCTAAGTCAAAGTCTCAAGAGTGCAGTTTATACACTTGCAATTGTAACACAAATCGATTATGCGGTAGTTAGAGTATTAGCTTCTGAAATAGCTAGTTTTTACACAGTTAGGGTGTTAATTAAGGAAAAGAAATTTATTAAGATAAATTAAAATATAAAATATCGTTATAGTGTAAGTAATAACGTAAATTTATATATGGTTTCTGAAACAAACGTGGCTTATTCGCAAAACGTATATTTTCCTGAATCGCTTTTAGATGGCTGGTTAAGTGTATCCGCTGTCCTTTTGACAACAAGTCTCCTTTTTTATCATATGTCGCGTGTAAAATCTTTGAAAGTAAGACCCTACTTAGCTAAAGTTGTCTCCGTTGGACTAATATTAATTTCAACTGCCTATATGATATATGCTTTAATTCCATACACAAAACGGATGAATTTTAATATCGCTGATTGTGAAAAAATTCATGATTGCGGAGCAGATCAAACACAAGAGTTAAAACTGTTAAAATGGTCCTATTTAACTCTTGGAGGTTTTACTGTATTATTTCAAGCTATAATTGTTTATTTAGTAATAACAACAATTTAATTTAAATATATAATCTTAAATTAAATTAATATGGGCGCTGGTGTATTGCCAATTGCAATTCATAATAAGCAAGTTTATTTACTTTTAGGAAAAGAAGCTGGATCGGGAGGGTGGTCAGATTTTGGAGGTGGAAGAGAAAACAACGAAACTCATTTAGATACTGCCATTCGAGAAGGGGTTGAAGAATTAAATGGTTTCCTAGGAACAGAAACCGATATGCGAAAGATGATTAAAGAAAATGGAGTAGGCGTAATTACTACAGAAAATCCTGTCTACAAATCGTTTATTATTAAAGTGGACTACGATCCATTACTTCCCAAATATTTTAACTCAAATTTCAAATTGATGAATCGTAAATTAAAAGCGGAAGTTAAAAAACATAATGGCCTTTTTGAAAAATCTGAAATTATGTGGTTTCGACTTAATGATTTAAACAAACTACGATTTAGGCGTTATTTTTATTATTCAGTATACCCCTTGATCATAAATTTTTTTTCTAACTATAAAATATAAATAATGGTCACTAAAGGAAGTAGTCTCTGTAGAGGAAAAAGCGTGAAAAATCCAAACCGCTGCAAAAAGGTTCACGGGTGCAAGGTTGCCAAAGGCACCAAGCGTACTTTTTGTCGTAAATCACACAACCAAACTAAGAAAAGAAAAATGACACGTAGCTCACGCTCACCATCGTCGGCTCAAAAGCGCAGTATGCGCCGCAGACGTGTTGACCGCGAACTTAAAAGACTTCGTTAAATTTATTTATTTATTCATCATTCATGACATTCATATTCCATTACCTTGTTTAATTCACAAGTTGATGTAATTACATACTCACACTCGGTCTCATTCCATCCATTATGTTCCATCTTTTCATATGAATAGCCTTCATCGTCATCATCATAATCTTCTTGTTCTTCTTCGGTAATAATTGACAGTTTCTTTACATCGTCTATTTTTTTCCAGTTATAGAGAAGCGATTCCACCTCTTCCAACTCTTCCTCATTTAATTCTTCTTCATTTTCTACATCTATCCAAAAATCACATCCTCCATCCCACATTTCTATTAACTCGTGCTCATATTCGGATAAATTTATCATTTCCTTTTTAAGAATATCTTCTTTCTCTTTATCTGACAAATCAATATAAAATTCACCCCATCTATACACATTATTTACTTTTACTGTAACAGTCTTACCATTTTCTAATGTATTAGTCCAATACTGCTCTTCAAGCGCAGACTTCTTATAAGTAGGTTTAATAATATATTTAATTCTCTCGACCTCTTCCTCTTCCATATTTATAAATTACTCTTCATATACGTTTAAATTAAAATTGATTTATAAAATATAGGCGCATCCTCCTATAGCATATCATCTTGATTGAGATGTCTTCCTCATCTGAAGATAATAAAATTACTGGGATTGATCATTTGAATGTCATTACAAACGGAACTGTGGATGAGATTAAAAGAACAGTTACCAATCCGAATCAAATCGGATCTGTAGTAAATATTAAAACTGGAGAGTCAATTTCTCAAATTACACCGGTCATTATGATTATTAATCAGGGGCGATCAGACCTAAATGAAAGGATTGCAGCTCTTGTAGAGAATGGTGCTGACTTGAATATGGAGATAAATTATTATGGAAGACCAATAAAAGCAAGCCATATTAGAGAGATGAGGCTCAAATCCATCTAGATAAATAATATTTAAAGAAAAAGTAATACAATTTTTTTAAATGGATGAAGAAACAAAGAGAAAACTGGGAATACATCGTAAAGATGTCAGATTCATGGATGAATCTGATAAAGAAAACAGCTTCACAACAAAATATAAGGAAGGAAAATTAAAAATACATGACTGGAATAAATTTACTCAAAAAATAAAATCTATATTTGATGAAGTGAGAGAAGATAATTCGGGTGAGGTTGCTGATTACATACCGCAATTAGCAAATGTTGATGATTCACTTTTTTCCCTTTGTATCGTTTCGGTGGATGGACAAGTTTTAGAATTAGGAGAAATAAATCATTCTTTTTCTATACAATCCTGTTCAAAACCTATAACATATGCAATTGCCCTCGATAACTATGGAGAAGAATTTGTCCATAATTTTGTTGGTAAGGAACCAAGTGGACGGAATTTCAACAATATGTGTTTAGATGAAGATAAATTACCTCATAATCCTCTTATAAATGCCGGAGCTATAATGACTACTTCCCTTATAAATAAATCAGACTCTCAATCTGAAAGATTCGATTTTGCGATGAAGTATTGGAAAGATTTAACTTCGAATACTTATATTGGATTTAATAATTCTATTTATCTTTCTGAGAAAGATACAGCCGACAGAAATTACTGTTTGGCTTATATGATGCAGGAACAAAAATCATTTCAAAATGGAAAGAATAATACATTTGCTAAAAAAAATAACCGCACATGGGAAAAAGAAGATCTTGTAAAAAATCTTGAATTATATTTTCAGTTTTGTTCTATGGAAACAAAAATATTAGGGGCTGGTATGATAGCCGCTACGCTAGCAAATGGAGGAGTGCAACCATGGAGTAATAAAAAGATATTTAACTATTCATCTGTTAAGAGCACATTATCGATCATGTTGGCATGTGGGATGTATGATTATAGTGGTGAATGGGGTTATACAGTTGGAATACCTGCGAAAAGTGGCGTTTCTGGATTAATTTACTCGGTAATTCCAGGAGTATGTGGAATAGCAATTTATTCCCCAAAATTAGATAAAATTGGGAATAGCTATAGAGGGATAAAATTTTTCAAAAAATTTGTAGAAACGTTTAATGTTCATATTTTTGATCATGATTGTAATAAAAATAAAATATCAATTATTCAAAAGGAATATTTTAATAAGAATCTTTTGGGGTTCTTTTTACTAAATGCATGTAAAAGTGGAGACTTAACAACAATTCAGGAAGTTCTTTCAAAAGGGTGTGATATTAATTATTCCGATTACGATGATAGAACAGCTATGCATATTGCATGTTCAGAAGGAAAATTAAATGTAATAGAGTTTTTATTTAAAAAAAAAATTATTATAAAAAAGGATAGATGGGGAAATACACCATTTGATGATACTTCAGAGGACATAAAAAAAATATTAATTGAAAAATATAATATTAACAATTAATTCCTCATATAATTTTCATATCTATTAAGGTCTAGTAGCGATAGTTTTTATTATCAAATTAAATAATAAATAATTTAAAATATTTTTTTAAATTATTTATTTATATTATAAAATGGGAGGTGGTTCTGGCGCAGATACGTTTTTAAGGAGAGATCTCAATCTAGCGGATTTAGAAAATAAGGAAGAAGCAATTAAAAATCTAGGCATAATTAGTGGTGATAATGGCACAGATACATTTTTAGGGAAAGATGCTGGTAGTGATGGTAACGGTGGACAAATAGATTTACCAATAATTGAAAGAGATTTAGAAATTATTAATAGCCAAAATAGAGTTTTAGAGAATAGAGTTGGTGAGGAAAGAATCCGAGGTAACAAAAAATATAAAGTTGCTGATAATGATGGTAGAGGGAATACTGGTGTGGGGAGTGGAGCTTTGTTTTCTACTTATCAAGGAAATGAGAATACAGCGTTTGGGTCCTTTGCACTTTTTGGAAATAAAGGGAATAAAAATACAGCGGTTGGTTCCTTAGCACAATCCTTAAATGAAGGAGACTATAATGTATCTTTAGGATATTTGGCAGGAAGCAAATTCGATTATGATGGTCAAAAAACCAATGATAATATCTCAATTGGTACAGCAACGTTATATAATTCTAATGGAAATCAAAATATAGCTCTTGGAACACTTTCGCTTTTAAATAATGAAGGAAATGAAAATATATCTATCGGTTATCGTTCGCTCAGCAACGATAATAAAGGAAATCAAAATATAGCTCTTGGACATAACGTTGAAAGTAAAACACCCAGTGATAGTAATTCAATTGTCATAGGACATAGTGCCAAAGGTAAAGGAAACAATACTACAGTTATAGGAAATAGTGACTCAAATGCTTTTTATATTGGAACAAAAAATACAAGTGTTCAAAATGATACAACCGTAACTGATCACAAATATCCACTTTATATAACTGTTAATGGTGAAGTAATTACTGGATCTAATGGAGGAGGCGGTAATGACACAGGAGAATACCTACTCAAAGCGAATAATCTGAGTGATGTGCAAAGTATCCAAACCGCTCTAATAAACCTTAGGTTATTGGATAATAAAGAAAATACTATGTTGGGTAACGATGCTTTAAAAAGTAACACATTCGGAACTGAAAATGTAGCTTTTGGATATCGAGCACTCTATTCTAACACAGAGGGAAGTAATAATGTAGCTTCGGGAAAAGAAGCACTTAACAGTAACCAAAGCGGAAGCGATAATGTTGGAATAGGATCAGGTGCTCTTAAGGATTCTCTAGCAGATAATAATGTAGCTGTAGGTAGTTGGGCACTTTCTAGTACAACAACAGGAGAAAAAAATACCGCTATTGGTTATAGTGCAATAACAGAAAATATTAATGATAATAATTCAATTGTCATAGGACATAGAGCTACCGGTAAAGGACCTAATTCGACTGTTATAGGAAATAATGAGTCAAACTCCTTTTATATAGGAACAACAAATACAAGCGTTAAAAATTATACAACCGTAACTGATGACAAATATCCACTTTATATAACTGTCAACGGTCAAGTAATTACTGGACCTAGTGGAGGTGGTGGTAATGACACAGAAGAATACCTTCGTAAAGCCAATAATCTGAGTGATGTGCAAAGTCAATCAGCCTCAATAAAGAACCTTGGATTATTTGATGATAACAAAAATACTATGTTGGGTAACGATGCTTTAAAAAATGCTTTAAAAAGTAACACAACAGGAAGTGATAATGTTGCTTTTGGATATCGAGCACTCGAGTCTAACACATCAGGAAGTCAAAATGTAGCGTTTGGATATCAAGCACTCCGTAATAACGAATCAGGAAATGGTAATGTAGCATCTGGATATCGAGCACTCGAGTCTAACACATCAGGAAGTCAAAATGTAGCATTAGGACTTCAAGCACTCTCTTTAAACCAAACAGGAAATAATAATATTGCATCTGGTCGTCAAGCACTATCCGCTAACCAAACAGGAAATAATAATATTGCATCTGGATATCGAGCTCTCCTTAGTAACACATCAGGAAGTGAAAATGTAGCAACAGGTAATCAAGCACTTTATTCTAACCAAAGAGGAAATTATAATATAGCATCTGGATATAAAGCACTTTATTCTAACCAAACAGGAAATTATAATATAGCATCTGGATATAAAGCACTTTATTCTAAGACAAGTGGAAATGATAATATAGCATCTGGATATAAAGCACTTTATTCTAACCAAACAGGAAATGATAATATAGCTTTTGGTTATAATGCACTCTCCGCTAATACAACAGGAAATTACAATGTAGCGATTGGTTCTAATTGTCAAACGAATGAAATTAATGATAGTTATTCAATTCTAATTGGAGATAGTGCGAAGGGACAAGGTTCAGGTTCAACAGTTATAGGAGGGGGGAAGTCTAAAACACTTTATATTGGAAATGATGTTACTTCTGTTTCACGTAAAATTAATTTGGGACAAGTAACTGGAAAACCCATCCCTATTCCCAATCAGGGGTTATATGTTGGATTTCCGTTATTTATAGGGAATGATGGAGAAATTTTTACAGGGCATGACGAACTATTCAGTTCAGGCCTTCCAAAATATTATTTTATAGATAAACTTCCCATGCCCATGCCTAATGACGTAAATGACTTCCCATAAATACCACTTAAAAAATTAATAATTAAATAATTATTAATGAGTGAATTTATATCTAATACCTATAAAAAACATCTCTCCGAGCCATGGTTTACCCTTATTAAATTAGGATTAAAAATAAGTGAAGGTCGATTGAATAAAGATATTTGGAGTGAAATTAAAAGAGGAGATAAAATTATATTTACCAACTGTGATTTAGGATTCAGTCGTAGTTTTGAAATAAAAGTTCTGGATATCGGTTATTACGCAGATTTTCATACCTACTTAGAACAAGAAGGTCTTCAACAGTGTCTACCTGGAATGGATAATATGAATTTAGGAGTTTCTGTTTACCGTAAATACTATACTGTCGAAGAAGAACAAGTTTATGGAGTTATTTCAATCCGATTTTAATATTTCAAATTATTATATGAGTCTATTAACTTTTAATGAAAACCAACCGGAATTTATTGTGGAGAATCAGTTAAAAGACTATATTAAAGAATTGTCTGTCCCTAAATCTCAAGAAGAAGCTCTCACCCAATTTCAAGAACTCTATCAACAGGTTTCTATTTATGACTGGTTAGATAGTGAACTTGTTTTTGATATAGGTAATTATATTATGCATTACAGACCCGATTTGGTCTCTCTAGGCATCCGAATAAATGTGCAAGTAAATCTTTTTTTACGATCGATTGAAAAATATGCCGAAGATCCAGATGCTATTTTTGAAACAATTGGACATTCAGTTGGATGTTTCGCATTAACAGAAGAAGATGCTGGGGTCCTTTCTGGTTTAATCGTGGATACAACATGGGAGGAAAATTCTGAGACAGGAGGTTATCTTCTAAACACACCTGAAAATAGTAAAAAAAACTGGATTTCGCAAGGTATGAGTTCTTCTTATGGAATTGTTTATGCTCGACATAAAGACGATAAATCAGATATACGCATATTTTTAGTTGATTTTCTAATTGATGAAGTGATTACTTCTCCAATTTCTAATCTACCTATAAATTCAACACTTGATATGGCCAAAATAAAATTTGATAATTTACATCTTCCCAAAGAATCTTGTTTAGAGCACTCAAAAAAAAGCACTAAGCTAGAGCTTTTAAACGGTATATTCTTCGGTAGGTATATGATCGCTGAAGCGACAATAAGTGCTATGTTAGGCCAAATAGAGCATATTCAAACTGGGTTAAACAGTAACGAAAAGACAAAACTTAAATTTGAAAAATTAGGTTTTCTTGATTATCTAAATAGATGTTTTGATGAATTCTCTACTTATAAGAATCATCTTTACTTAAAACGGAAAAATATTTTATATGACACTCAAGATTCCGACTTAACCTTGATAAATTGCTATAAAATTTATACTGTTGAAAAAAGTATTGAAATCTTTAATAAATTACAATTAATGTTTGGGATGCGCGCTGCCACAAGCCCCCTTCGTTTCGAAAACTTACTACTTCATAAAGTAGCTGAAGGCGATACCTATGTTCTCCGTATTTCTCTCATCAATTCTATTTTTAAACAAGGATGGTTCCATGTATTTACTAATCCTGGATTCACACTTAAAGATATTTTTAGGATCTATCAAATGGAAACCAAGAGAGAAAAAATGAATTATATAATGGAAAATTTCAAAGACATATCTGATAATATTGTTGAATCAAAAGTCCCCCTATTAAATTGTTAAAGCATAGCCACTAGTTCATCCAATTCGCTGCGCCATAAATCGGTAGGCCTCATCTTTTTATATTTACTCAATTCACTTTCTTTATCACCCTTTTGTTTCATAATTTTTTCTACATTTTCTTCAGAAACACTATCCATCGGCATTTTTACTAGATACTTAAATTCCACATCATTATCAATCATATCATAACCTTTTGCAATTAGAAGATCGATAATTTCCTTCTTCTTTTTGCGTCTAAGATCAATAGTGCCTTCCAAATTCTCGGTAATATATTTAGCTTTATTGCTCAAGAGCGCCAACTCCTTTTGAAGAACATCTATAATATAGCTAATTCTTTGTCGATACATTTTGAGTCGAGTTCCATAATAATCTTTCACAATTTCTTCAACTGTTTCATACTTCTTCAATTTCTCATCAGCATCGAAAAGATACATATTACTTGTTGAATGCGAAGAAGCCAAACGCATAAATTTTTCAATCGCATTTACATTTGTATCTGCTGTTGTCGTAGTTTCCAATTTTTCCAAAGCGCCTGTGTGAAATTTGACAGTAAAACTAATCGTCTTATCTGTGCTCATATCAGTATACTCTTTGATTATTTTCTTTGGATTTTCAATTTCTTTTTCCAAAAAGGTCTTATAATCATCTGTCCATGTCCCAACAGGTAATTCAGTAATTGTAATTGAAGATTTATCAACCTTTTCATACATACCCTTAACCAAATATTTAGTTGGTGTGACTTTAATTATTTTTCCGTTAAAACCTTTATAATAAGGTTCAAGTTTAGTTGTTGGACTAGCGATTCCAGCCAACAGTTCTTTCAAATAGGCAATTATATCTCTTGGATTATAACACATAATATCTGTGCTGAATCCTGTGCCAATTCCCTTTGTGCCATTTACGAGCACCATCGGAATAATTGGTGCATAAAATACTGGTTCAATCGGAAATCCATCATCATCCAAATATTTCAAGATATTATTATCGGTAGGATTAAACAGAGTTTTAGTAATTGGATTGAGCTGTGTGAAAATATATCTTTCACTCGCACTATCCTTACCACCGGCCAAACGCGTTCCAAACTGACCATTTGGCAAGAGAAGATTAATATTGTTCGACCCTACATAATCTTGAGCCATGCCAACAATCGCACCATTCAAACTTGCTTCACCATGATGATAACCAGAGTGTTCAGAAACATAACCACTAAACTGTGCTACCTTTATCTCTTTTACCAGATTCTTTTTGAATGCTGAAAATAAGATTTTTCTCTGACTAATTTTCTGACCATCCATAAGATTGGGAATAGAACGATCACAATCATACTTCGAAAAGTGCTTCATCTCTTTATTGATAAAATCACGATAAGTCACCTCACTCTGATTTGTATCCAAACAATCGGTGCGTTGGTAACTCTCCAACCACGCTTTTCGGTCATCGGCACGTTTCTTATTGAACACCATATCAATTGAATCACGCGCTGCTTCATCATACGAAAACATAACAAATTTCTTATGTTGGAAATATTCTTTGAATTCCTTGCCTGTGCTAGTTCCAAGTCCTTTGTAATATTTAATTGACCATCCCGAAGGCTCTGACTCCTTCCAAGCATCATACTCAGCATCGTTGTAGAAGAGTTTTTCTACCTTTCCTTTTCGTGCTTTAATAATCGGTGTGTTCATAAACCCGACCAAGTTAAGTTGAAGAAGAGAACGCCACTGGGATTCAAACATATTAATACCTAATCCCTTAATATGTGATCCATCCAGATCCTGATCAGTCATAAAGAGAATTTTGCTATATCGCAGACTCTTCTTCACTTTGTCCATAGTTTCATATTCTTTATTTGTTTCCAAACCCAAAATTTGTTTAATCTCTACAATCTCTTTATTTTCTGAAATTCGCTTTGCCGTTTCCCCTCGCACATTAAACAACTTACCTTTCATCGGATACACACCATAAATATTACGATCATCCTTTGAAAGTCCGGAAATAATTCCAGCCTTAGCTGAATCTCCCTCACACAAAATAAGCGTGCACAAATGAGATTTAGCTGTTCCTGCATAGTTAGCATCGACAAGCTTTGGAATACCCCTTACGGATTTGGTTTTAGAACCATCACTTTTCTTAGCAGTTTTTGTATCTTTAATAGATGTCAACTCACATGCAGTATTCATAATCCCCATTTTTGCAATTTTCTCAATAAATGCATCGCTAACCGTGCATGTTGATCCAAACTTTGCAACAGGAGTGCTCATAAAGTCCTTCGTCTGTGAGTCAAATGACGGGTTTTCAATATCACATCTGACAAATAACATCAACTGTTCCTTAATCGTATTAGATTTTACCGTTATTTTTTTCTTTTTTTCAATATAAGCCACCATTTTTCTGACGATTTGATTCAAAATATACTCCACATGTTTACCTCCTTTACTCGTATGAATGCCATTAACAAAAGATACTTGCTGAAATTCATCTGTCGGTGTAAGACTCACAGCATACTCCCAACGTGGATGAGGCGCTTCATGAATCCGCTTTGCATCACTCTTTGATCCAATATACATATCGATATAATTTGGAAATGTGCGAATAGGAATTAGTTTCCCATTTAGCTTCACTTTAACACTTTTATCAGTTACTGCTGCAATATCATAAACACGCTTCTTAAAGAGGGATATCAAATCAGGACTAAGTCCATCAATACCTAGTCTTTTGTAATCTGGTTTAAATGTAATTTTAGTATAGGGCTTTTTTTTAGTGCTGGTAATTTTAGGTTTTGTAATTGTGCTCAAGTTATTATGGTAAGTTTGAACAAAACGCTTACCTCTAGAATAATCAACAGTTTCAAGTTCCCCATATTCAGACCAAATGAAGATAAGTTTGGCACCAAACCCGTTTTTTCCACCAACAATCTTTTTTTCACTTTTATCGTAATTGGTTCCAGTTCTAAGATGAGCGAAGATCATCTCAGGGATCCAAATCTTATGTTCAGGATGTTCCGTTACATCAATTCCATTTCCATCATTATAAAATATAAGAGTTCCGTCTTCACGAATAGTTACTTCAATAGAAGTAACAGGAAAATGAGTATCGCTTTTTTCTTGGGTGGATGTCCGGATAGCATGATCATGACAATTCACAATTGCTTCATCAAACAATTTATAGAGACCTGGAATATAACTGATATCGCGTGGAATTACCTTATCTTCCCCATCATTTAGAACATGAAGTGGATTAGCAATTTGTTCCATAGAGCCAGTATAAGTATCAGGATTATCCAATATATGTTCTTTATCAGTTTTTTTCTGATATTTTTTTGCGAGCAAAGATGCTTCGGAGGAAGAAGTTGGCATGAGTAATGTGTTTACATCAAAATAATCTATTTAAATGATTTCAATTTATTAAAATAGTCATTTGTTTGTTTTAAAATTTGTTCATCAGTTGATTTTGCATTTTCATCCCATTTTCTCAAATTAATATGAAGTTTAAAATAAGAATTTTTCTCAAAATTAATTGTTTCTTCTTCAGACATTTTACCACCTTGAAAGGCAAACGTAGATTGAGAAGCAGTTGATAACTTATCGTAATAGTCAGAGTTTTTGGTAATTAAATATCTTTTTGTGTTGATATGATTTTCTACCATTTCACAAATAAGGGAACTGTAACCAAGAGATTTTAAAAATTTGGCTCCGTGAATTTCATGATTTAATATCCCTAAATCTCCCATTTTAGGTATATTCATAGTTGGCATAAATTCTAAAAGATGACCTATATCATGAAAAAAAGCTCCTAATATTACTTCCCGCTTTATATGGAATGGTATTTTCTTCTCATTACAATATATTTCAGCTTGCTGCGCAGTCTGAACCGCATGTTGAAGTTGAGTAACTTCTTCACCAATATATCCTGCACTTCCATATTTTTCATAAAGTTCAAAAGCTTGCATCTTAATAACTTTATTTATTAGGAAATTTTAAAGTCTTATTTTAAATAAATGCTTAAAATAAGGCGAAAAAATTATTGTGCTTATAAATGTTTAGAATTTCAGCAAATATTACCTAATACAAATATTCCTGCAATTCAACAAAACTTTGGATTTCAACAAATAAAACTCCAAAAAGGAGGAACGCCACAGTTTAGGAATTTTCAAATCAATCAATTTGGAAGATATGTGGGAACTGGAGGCAAACCACCATCAAATTTCCCTTAGTTTACTTTTTTTTCTAAACTACTGTATATAGCAATGGTTCGTAGACATATTAAGCAGGATGATGGATTATACCACATAGGTGGACACAAGTATTCGATGCTCGTTGGATCGCGCGCTCAGGTTTGGCACCGCACCGCTTACAAGACATCGGGTGGCCTCAAGCACGATGATCTCATGCAAAACGACGAAGGAAGAATTGTTTCCAAGACTAAGAGTAGACTTGGAAAATCTCAGAAAAACTTAGGTTCCTATTTACAGCCAAAGGGTAGTGGTAAATTTGGACCTCATACCGCAAAAAAAGGAGGTAAAAAAGGTAAAGGAAAAGGTAAAAGGAGAACTATGAAGAAAGGTAAATCAAGAAGACATTAGATTGGAACTAAATAAATAATACTTAGGTAGGGTTACCTACTTTATAATATTGTTATTCGTCTTCAGAATCTGAAGATGAATTTGTTGGCCAAGTCAAAAGACTCATTAATTTATTTATAAATAAAACTATATTATCATGTTGTGGTTTACTTTTTTCTACTACATCATGATGAGGTTTCTGTTTTTTAGGCGGGTCAAGGAATTCGTCATAAAACCGAACGCCACCAGCACCCGCAGTTGTGGCAATTGCCATCACCTTTTTGGGTTTATTGTATTTTTCTTTCCATTCTTTATAAGTAATTTCATGTTTACCTGTTGACATTTTAACACTCATTTAGTCGAAAAGCTGCGTTTAAATTACTTTTCATTTTGCGTTCATTTTCTTTTCAATTTTTTTGTTGGTGTAATGTACACATGAATAGAATAAATAGGAGAAGTTTAAATCTGTCATTTTTAAGAAAAAAACCAACTGAATATCATTATATTCAAGATTTTGAAAATACAACTGAGAAAGAGTGTAAAAAAAGTGATAAAAATAATGATCAAATTTATGAAAGGAATATTGCGCTTTATACTAAAACCAAAAAATTTTTAGAGAAAAATAGTGCTATTTTTAAAATGGAGGGCCCTCCCCCACCTCCTCGTGTTCCCTCTAATTACGAATTATATATAATTCATCAAAACCGTAATTCTCTCACCAATAATAAAATTCAAACTATGGCTATACTTTTTCTTTTACAAATAGGATATAAATTAGTTATTGATCCATGTGTAGAATTAATACCTAAGGTTATGAATCGAGATAATAAGTTATTTGAACCCTATATGGCAATTGATATAGCTTCTTCTTTGAATAAAAATTTTATTAAGGAGGTAGCAAAATATTATGAATTAAAGGGAGAACGTCTGGGAAGTCCCGAACTTCTCTCAATTGAAGAAAAAATAGATAAGTTTAATCAAGAAGGTATGATTGAATATTTTGACATAAATGGTGAATCGAGCACCGAAAATCAAAAAATATCAAGACATTTTTCAGTTCCCTCTCAAAATTCGCCAAAAATAGTATCTAAACCTCTCAACAGATCGGCATCAATAGGACAACCTTCATTTTCCGGTGACCTCGCTTCGGTTTCCCTTCTAGGACAAGAACTTAATACGATTCAACCAATTCCTTTATCAAATGGTTTAGCTAGCTCCCTTCCTCCAATTCCTCAACATCCCACCGCTCCACCTGCCACTGCTCCACCTGCCACCGTTCTTCAACATCCCACCGCTCCACCTGCCACCGTTCTTCAACATCCCACCGCTCCACCTGCAACTGAAAATAAAGAACTAACCTCTAGAAATAATGAATCATCCCCTTTAGGATTTATTCCTGATACGAATCCTCCTGCTTATGGTGTAGATAATACCAATAATACAAACGAAGATGGAAAAATCAATATCTTTATTAATAAATAAGTAATTTAAAGATTTTAACGCATTACTTAAGTAAATAATATGGGAGACAGCTTTTTGGAAAATAATGTATTGACTGTCAAAACGGTTCAAATTTCACCCATGCGCACTTTAATGACTGCATTAAAAGACATACTTCTTGAAACAAATATTATATTCAAAAAGGATGGAATCAGAATTATAAATATGGATAAATCTCATACTATTTTAGCACATCTTTTTTTGAAAGCTGATAATTTTGAACTGTATGAATGCAAAGAAGAAAAGATTGTAATTGGAGTAAATATGTTTCATTTATTTAAGCTTATGAACTCGATTGATAATAATGATACCTTATCTATGTATGTTGAAAAAGAAGATTATAATGATGGAGTTATATCTTATTTAGGTTTAAAATTTGAAAATGGAGATATTAAACAGTGTAAAACACAAAAGTTGCGGCTTATTGAACCAGATACAGATGAGTTGGAAATCCCTGATGTTAAATTTTCCACTATTATTAATATGCTTTCTACAGACTTTCAGAAAATTGTAAGAGATCTTGCTCCCCTTTCAGATAAATTAGAAATTAAATCTGTTGCAAGTGAATTAATTTTTAAGTGTGCTGGCTCTTTTGCAACCGCAGAAATTCGAAGAACAGAAGCAGACGGATTTATGGAATTTCAACTAAAACCGGATGAGTTAAAAATAATTCAAGGAGAATTTTCATTAAAGAATCTAGGTTATTTTATAAAATGCACCAATCTTTGCACTCAAATAGAACTTTATTTAGAAAATGATTTACCGCTTGTAGTTAAATACCATGTAGCTTCCTTAGGAGAAATTAAATTATGTTTAGCTCCATTACCACCTTCTTCTTAAAATATATATAAAAAATTATAAATTTATAATATATATATTTTAAAATGATTCATTTGATTACTTATGGAGATAAAAAATATAATAAATCCAAACAGAGACTTTTATATTTAGCAAAAGATAGTGATTGGTTTGAAACTATAACAAGTTACGGACCCGACAATTTAGATCCTATTTTTAAAATTCGATTTAAAGAAATTTTATCTTGTCCTAGAGGAGGTGGTTATTGGACATGGAAACCTTTTTTAATTCAAAAAAAACTACAAGAAATTAAGGATGGAGATTTTTTGATATATTTAGATGCGGGTTGCACCATAAATAAAAATGCTAAAAAGAGATTTGATGAATATATTGAAATGTTAGATAAAAGTGAAAAGGGAATTTTATCTTTTCAAATGACTCATCCAGAAAAATATTATACTACTAAAGAAATTTTTTCTTATTTTAACTGTGAAACAAATGAAGAAATTTTAAATAGTGGTCAAATTGTAGGAGGTATTCAAGTTATAAAAAAAAATGAACATTCATTAAAACTAATTGATATATGGGTAAAAGCACTTTATGACGATCCTTTACTTTTTACAGATTATTACAATAATAAGAACCAAGATGAATGTTTTAAAGATAATCGTCATGATCAAAGCGTTTTTAGTGTAATTAAAAAGTTACATGGTGCATTAATTATTCCAGATGAAAGTAATTTTTTGCCTTATGGAAAGGGAAAGTGCTTAGATTATCCTTTTTGGGCAACTCGAGTTAAATTAATTTGATCCAAAACAATTTCTTTCCAATCCCCATCATCTTCAGAAAGCCCTTTATTCCAAAATTCTAAGCCATCATACCAATTATCATATCTAAATTCATTTTGTTCACATTCCATTAATTCTTCGTCGCATTTTGCTTCTTCGCTTGGACTAAAATTCAAATTTTCTACAAACCATTTATTATCAATTTCTTTACAAATAAAACGTCCGTTGTAGTATTTGTAAAATTCCAATTGTTGTTCTTCATATCCAATTTCTTCCACTTCCACATCGTATCTCATTTCCAATTGACGCCATAAATTAACAGGAGAATTCCATGCAGTATCAAATGAAAATGAAAATTCTTCATCATCTTTATTCTCACCAGACACCATATTAATATTTCCTAAGTCCCATTTTACTCCCCATTCTCGACATGCTGTTGCATAGTCCCATTTTCCAGAACTAAGAGGAGCAAATGTTTGACCAAAACTATTTTCCAACCCTTCTTCGGTATTTATTTTATTATTATACCACTCCTTAAACCGAGTAATATCGCCACGAATTGTAACTGTTCCAGAATACCAGTTAGGCATAGTAAAACTATATGTCAACTATATGTTTATTTCTTTTCAATCTTCTGCAAAAAATATATATATTAAATATACAGATGAAATTTTCGATTTCTAAATCACATGTTATTATTTTAATAATTGTTTGTCTTTTGGCTTGGCTTATATTTAATTTTATGCCGATGCCCATGAAACTAGGAAATTTAAGCAAAAGTCAATTACAAAATACGCTTGTAAATAGAGAGATTGTTGAAGCTAGCACAGGTTCGGCAAAAAGATATTATACAATTAAATATAATGCAGATGGCACTTTTTTAGTAGATTATAATAATAATAACCAAAAGATAGGTGATATTAAAGGAACTTATGAAATAGTAAGTAAATTAGGAAAAGGATATATTAATCTTCATGCAAAATCAGTTAATATTCCTGATTCTCACCAACATGTTGGGATTTTAAATTCCGATCATCCTAATTCTATTAGTGATGGAAAAGACCATAAATGGACCCTTGGTCCATTTAAAGTTGTAAATGAAAATAATAATGTTACAGTTTTATCCTATTTTTGTGGAAGAGATAACAAAACTCGTATTATGAACGTTTACCAGTAAATCTTTTAGTTTTTTTCTTTTTCCTTCTTTTTTTTTTCTTATATGTTTTTCTTTTCTTCCTTAAACCTCCTGTTTTTGGTAGCTGTTTAAGATAAAAATAGGAAGTTGGTAAGTCAAACGCAGTATCTTCAGAAAAAAAACATGTATCGGTTGACATTAGTTTAACTATATTTCTATTCCTTATAAAATAATATACGTCAAATCCTTCTTCTTCTCCGGCTTTTACATAGCAAAGGCAAGCTGGAATACCTTCATTTATATCTGAAGCATTTTCAATATAAAAACTTTCATATCTTTCAGGTAATTCCGTAAATTTAGTCATGAACTGTTTTAAAAATGGTTTACATAATCCTTTACTCCGATAATTCGGATGAATATTTACATCTGAAATATATACATATTCTCTATCCAGTGGTATTATTGAACTACCTCTTGGAAAATCGTTTGGCTCTACCTCCGGATGAATTGCAGTTCCCTTTGCAATACCTACTAATAAGTTTTTTGATCGATCAACCATAAATGCCATATATCCACATGGAAGACCAGTATTATCATCAAGATTAGTTTTAAGTAAATCACTATTCCAAAGAACTTCTTCTCTTAATCCATCTTCCTTTTGTATATTAAATACTGGCCAAAATCCAATCGCTGTTAAATTTTCTTTATTTTGTTGCAAATTTCTTTTTAATTTATTTAATCTTTTAATCCAATACCATTCATAATTAGTAAAAGTCTTACTCGGATCTTTCACCATTAATTTACCATCTACTTGCTCAATATTATCTGAATTTAATGATTTTTTTCGTTTATTAGGGAATTCACCTCTGTAGACTTTTTTTTTAACAATAACATCCCTATCTTTCTCAATAATAGCAAGCACTCTCGGGTCTTGCTTTTCAATATCTTTGCAGGGAAAAAATACGATTTCGAATGTTTTATCGAACTCCATTATAATAATCAAATATATTAATTGAAGCTTGGCTTGTTAAGGGTTTGCACTTAATTTACTTATTAAAATGGCGTTTGAATAAACATCCATGCGCATCAACCCCTTTAAAATAGTCAATACAATCTGGATTTTGGTTAGAGCAATCAGAAAACCACAATTTTACAATACAAAAATTTTTTTTTGGAGAAATAGTTATACCATTAATATTATTTTTTGTTTTATCACTCTTAAAAAGAGTGTTACCAACTAACTTGTAAGAAAATTTTCGCCAAATCGCAGGTACTGATTTATTGCTGATCTTATAAGAAAAGCAGCCTCCATTTTTATTATGAACATCTTCCCAAATGGGCTTGATATCATCTTTCATAATAAATAACATACAATTACTAATAAGCTGATCCGGAAGTGATTCAGTTAAGGTAATAAATTCTTCCATTTTATCTGTAGTGAACAGCGTTTTATAACTATCTAAAGTCCAATCAGTATCATGCGGTAGGTGTGCATAAATTGTCCATTTTCTGGATAATTTATGCATTTCATCAATGGAGGTTTGTGATGAAGTTACCATTTATAATTACTCATCAAGACATTTTTTTAAATAGTTATCTTTATTTATTTCAATATAGTCCTTTTCAGTAAGGTAAAACATTTCAACATTTTGATCCATAACATGGACCTTATATTCTTCATCCTCATCCAATAAAATATTTTTTTCAACATAAAGAATGTAGCTAACAAATTCCTTATCCAAAATACGGTTTCCTACAACCATATAGGGGTCTAAATTTACTTCATGTTTTTCTCCATGTTGTTCAATTTGAACCTGAATAAAATTAAAATCTGCTTTTTCAAATATTGGATAAATTATTTTAAATAATCCATCTTTCTCAACCACATAAAATGGATAATTTATTTCATCTGTGTCACTCCCGCCTTGAAAATAATCCCGTAAATATGTATCATAAGTATCTCTACAATACATAGAACAAATAGTAAATAATCTTAAAATTTGCCAACACACATTACCAATAATGACTTTATAATCCATTAATTTAATTAAATTCACCAATAATGTTTTAAGTTTTTTTAACTAGTAAATTGAAACTCTTAATCAATTCTTTTCTCCCTTAAAGTAAATGACAAACCAAGGAGAATTTAGTGTTTTACCTATCTCTCAAGATAATCCAGATATAGATATTTTAACACTAATTGAAGAGGAAGGAGCATCCTTCTTTTTAAAATATATCGATTCAATCGAAAAGGGAACAGAGAGAGACAAATTTTATTATAAAAGCTATATTATTAATTCTTTCTTTGAAAACTTACCAACTTATTCTGAAGTTATATGGAAACAATTTGTTAATGAATTATTAACCAATAAAGAAGCGATCAATTTAATTTGCCACCTTCATTCTCTTATACAAAAAAAGAAATTTATCGTTAACCTTATTAAATATTATAAAGGTGATGATATTCATAAGCTTTTACTAAATGATAATGTCATTCCATATTTCTCTCTTCAAGAAACTGATCTATTAACAATTCATTTGAATAAAAATAAATTAAATCTTAAACCATATATAAAATGTCAAACAACTAGACTAGATGTCATGGAATGGTTACTCAAATATTACGATGAAAATAAACGGTTTAAATCATTAATGATGATTAATGTAATTGATATTTATAATCTAGATAAAATTTTTGAACGGCTGATAAATATAACGATGCAGCTTTTGGATATTTTTATGAAAGGTATAACAGAGGAACGTATTTGTAAATTTGAACTTCCAACTAGTGAAAATTTTAATGATGATCACAATTTAAAATTTATCAATAAGTATTTCTTTATGTTAAATAATTATTTGGAAATATCCGTCATTAATCTAATTGATTTCAAAGAAAAGCTAGTTACAGTAATTGAAGATATGCAATTTAATTTAGATAATGATGATGTAACAGAATCAACTTATAGTATGTTAATGTTAAAACTAGATTTCTTTAAAAGTCTTCAAGATAAAATTAATGGAATCAGTTATAATCAACATAAATGTTTTGATTTTTATAGATATAATTGTGTTGTTTGGTTAAATCACATTTCAAACCAATCTTTAGAAAATCAAAATGAATCTATTTCAACTACTCATCCTGTTTTGGTTAACGATCTTCTCAATAATACAATCGATTATCTTATTTCTTGTAAACTCATCTTTGATAAAACTTTATTTGACTTTTGTATGAAAATCTTGAATCCACGAAATATCATGACAACATCTGTAGATATAAGATCAAAAGTATTAATGTTGTTAGATCCAAATTATGATAATTTGGAATCAAATTTAAAAAAATATATTTTAGATTCAATAAAAGAATTTGTTTCATTTACTGTTGATTTATTTAATTCGGTTGTAACAATTGATGATTATGATATTTATATGTATCAGTTGATAATTCTTAAAATATTATCTCCTTATAAACAAATCATTTTTGATGAGATAGAGGCAGCAACTTTGCATAAATTTATATACCTCTTTTTAGATACCTATGAATCAATTTACAAAGGATTTATTAATAATATACAAACAATTTATAAATTTAAGAGTGGCGAAGAAGTTGATCAAAATGAGCAAAGGATCTCTATAAATAAGTTAAAGACGATAACTCGATGGTATCAAAAAAAAATATTTATTATGGATGAATATATTAACCTCAAAGATTTTCAAAACGCCACGCTTGATGTTGGAAATCGTGATAAAATGGCATTAATCTTAGGATTTAAACTCTTCAACTTTACAGGCAAGGATAGGCATAGTTTAAATATTCACGAACCACCAGATATATTTAAACCAATTACCCATCTTCAAGGAATTTTTAATATATTATATTCACTTAAAGATGAAAAAGAAATGCAAAAAGCTCTAGCAAATGAACAACGCTTTTTAAAAGTAGATTATTTGGAAAAAATGGTGAAAATCTTAGATAAAAATAATCTTATTTTGAGAAAAGAATATGACTCCATTATCTCTTTAAAAAATCAAATTAATTCAATTCGTTCTCAAGATGAAATAGATGAAAATGACATTCCAGAGGATTTACTTGATCCTATTATGGGAACACTAATTGAAAACCCTGTTTTACTTCCAAACTCTGAAATGTTTATGGAATATGACGTTATACTTCGTCATTTACTTACCACACCCAATAATCCTTTTACTCGTGATCCTTTATCCAAAGATGAATTAGACGAATATAATGCAAGACCTGAAATTCAAGAAAAAGTTGGTTTATTTAAACAACGGTTATGTAATAAACGGTAGTGGTGATAGTAATATTCTAATCCTATTTTCAGAATAAAAAATATCCATATATATTTAAAATTTTTTCCGAAAAAGTAAAGATACACTAAATATTCTTTTACAAAATCAAAAAAGGGAATTAACCATCGTCTTTTTTTACTCCGAGCAAATAAATATACTCCAAAAAACCTCCATAATATTAAAATCGATAGATATTTATCATAATCTAATAAAATATACACTAAAAAGTAAGAAAAAAGATCTATTATTTTATCGGGTATTTGATAACTACTTAGGAATAGACAAGGATTCCAGCATGTCTCATCTCTGTTTGTATATATTAAAGTAGGTAATGTTTCTATAGTATCAAGCAAAATAAGTTTTACAACAATTAATAATAACAAATCCTCTTTTTTGTGAGAGAAAAATTTAAGTGAATACAAAATAATAATTGTTACTGTAACACGTAAAATAAATCCTAATCGTAATTGATCTCTACATAAAAAGTCATACATACATATTATATAGAAAGAATAAAAAAAATTTATAAATAGCTGTCAATCTCTTTTAATTTTTGTTTGGCATCTCCTAATAATTCGTGAGTATCTTGTTTTGCAGCAGCAGCTGCATGATGTAATTTATTTTTTGCTGACTTAACTGTCATTTCTTTTCGTAAACCACTTATTTCTTTTTCCCCTAATGAAGTAGCATGATGTAATTTATTTTTAATTGAGTGAATTGACATATCCTTTCGAATTCCACTTATTTCATCACTCAGACTATCAGTCTTCTTTGAGACCTGTCCTGCTAAAGTGCTTTCACGAGGAAATATTTTTCCAGATGTAGGATCTAAACCAAATACAAAAAGTAAAATACTTGTTATAACCGACATTAGAATGAAAGGAACAAAAACAATTATCCAAGAGACAACGCCTAAACCAGTTTCACAAAGAATATTAAGTAAAAGAGTAAATAAAAACATCATAATAAATTTCAAAAGTGCGACATTATAAAGTCCTTTAATGGAATCAATAACTACTTGAGTTAAAGAAAAAACTAAGTAAATTAAAGCTGGTGAACATAATTTTATACCAAACATTTATTGTTAATTATTTATTTAATATAGAATCACATTTTTATTTTCGATTTTCCCTACTTCATCGCCTATATCATCATCAACACAGGCATACAAAATACCATTTTCCTCGTTTGTTGCAAAATACATAACTCCTTCATGTTCAAATTCAAACACTTCTTCTTCTTCGTCGTCATCATCCTCCTCCTCTTCACCTGATTCTTCATCTGTCACTTCAACCACTTCCACCTCTTCCACCTCTTCAACTTCTTCTTCACCTCCCGATTCCTCATCTGTTACTTCCACCTCCTCAACTTCCTCTTCACCACCTGAATCTTCCTCTGTTACTTCAACCTCCTCAACTTCCTCTTCACCTCCCGATTCCTCCTCTGTTACTTCCACATCTTCTCCTTCTTCTACCTCATCTACTGGGTCTTCATCTTCATCATGATCTGTTACAGGCACCTCTTTCACCTCATTAATTTCATGAGATTCATCTGCTTCACCAGCTTGATCTTCATCCTGATCTGTTACTTCAACTTCCTCACCTTCCTCTTCATTATCTGTTATTTGGAATTCTTCTTCAAGTTCTTCGTTTTGAGCTTCTAAAGTAATAGATTCTTTTTGATTAAATGTTGCATTTACACTCGTATCTAATTTATATGGACGATCAATATTATGAAGATAATCTTGATCTTCATTTTCTTTAATTTCCAATTCGATGTTTGGTTTTTGAGAAGAAGTCATCTCCTTATTCTCTTTCTTCAAAGATTCAATCTCACTTAGCAGCTTTCGACACAAAGGAGAATTAAGCATATATTCATAATTTTCTCGATATTCACTTACTTCAGTTTGCAAAAACTGACGAACAAGTGAAGTTATACTACTTGTAAGTTGATCAATCTTCGCTTCCATAGTGTAAAGATAAATTAGTTTTATTTTTTTCGTTTAATATGTTTCAATTTTATATATTATACTTTATAAAGTTCCACATGGAGAACACTTCTATTTTAGATATCGTTTTAAGACAAACAACTTATGATAAGGAAACCGCATTATTAAAATTAAAAGAACATAATAACGATTATATGCAAGTCATTAAAGAATTTATGGGAATTAAACCCAAAAAAGAAGAACGGTGTGCTTATGTAAGTCAAGAAAGATATAAAATTATCAGACATGAATTAGATGCTGCTTGTAAATCCTATCGAGATAAACAAGAAGCGTTAAATAATAAATAATAATTATTGTTTGTAACTTTGAAATGAAAAGCCAGATTTAACATTTGAAGAAAAATTCTTTTTTACACAGTTACTATATTCTTCATGAAGCTCAGGTAATTCACGAGTAATAGGCTTATCGATTAGGAAAAGTCTCTTTTCTGAAGCAAAAAGATCTCTATACTCATCAATTGATAAATTTCCAAAATATTTTTTTAGCATGTAATGTGGATCAGGTGCTGGTTTAATATTAGTTTTGTAATCATAAATTTTACTGTAAATATAATTAAGTAAATGATATCTTTCAAATTTAATTGATGAATCTAAGTTCTCGTTCATTAAATAGGCACACGCACATTCAGGACTACAAAAACACCCATAAACATGGTAAGTTCCGTTTATTTCAAATTTTGGTATAGAAATTGGCAAATTAGAAAAATTGTAAGTGCACCAAAAACAAGCAGAATCTGTCTCATTTACAACATTATTGTGTAAATTTAATTGCAATTCTTTTAATTTTTCATTTATATTTTTTTTTGATTCTGTCTTTTTTTCTAACACAGATTGGTATTGATCAACATTATTTTCTATAATCGAACTAGCAATTGGAAGAGAGGATGCAGCGGAAACATTTGCCAATCCATCTTGAATAATATCATCCAAATCACTTTTTTTACATTTTAAATGAACGATTACATTTGTTGAAAAAATATTTTGTTTATTGTCACTTTCTGTTACAGTTATTATCTTTCCTCCTTTTGGTTTTCTGCCTCTTTTTTTTTGAGGCACAAGAGGCTCTACTTTTTGTTTGGATTCAGCAGATTTTTTAGGCATCTAGTTGTTTATATTCTTTTCGAATATAAACAAATGAGTTTATATAGTTTTGTCAATTGTTTTAATTTTATAACATTTTCTACAAACTGGAATGTAACTTTCCTTTTCTCCAATCAAAACTTGTTCCTTCGATGAGGACGTTCTGTGTGTAAAAATAGCCCTTGTTCCATCTTTACATAATCCACAGAGTGCAGAAAGCTTAGTTACTTTATCACAGAGAGGAATTAAATCTAATAAGTCTCCAAATCTTTCTCTCTTGTAATCGCCATCAAGACCGCAAATATAAATTTGTTTGTCATAATCGTCTAACATCATTTTTACCCACTCAACAATATCATCGAAAAATTGGCCTTCATTAATAAGAATTATATCAATTTCATCATGATTAATTGAAACATCAGAAAGATGCGCGGTGTGAATACAAGGAATTTGAACTTTGTCATGAGTAGTAAGTAAGGTCTTGGAATAACGTGTATCAGCAAAGTAATTAATAACTACTATTTTATTTGTATAAACAGTATATTGTTTATATTTAGATATTAGCCAAGAGGTTTTACTTGCAAACATAGGTCCAAGTGCCATTTCCAAATACCCTGAAGTCATAATATAGTAAGTTTGTGAATACTATTTATGTAAATATCCATTCAATTATTATATAAAAGTTATGTTGTTATAATTGTAAGAATGGATCATATTCCTTGGGTTGAAAAATACAGGCCACAAGACTTCGACGAAATAATTCTTGAAAAACAAAACCATTTAATATTTCAAACTATGTTAGAAAAAAATATGATTTCTAATCTATTATTTTATGGTCCTCCTGGAACAGGTAAAACTACGACAATAATTAATCTAATTAATAAATATCAAATTAATAATAATCAAAAGTTTAAAGAATTGATTGTTCATTTAAACGCCTCTGATGATAGAGGTATCGATATTATACGTAATCAAATTAATATGTTTACAACATCAGCTCATTTGTTTAACAAAGGAACTAAGTTTATTATTCTAGATGAAGTAGATTATATGACAAAAGCTGCACAACAAGCCCTTTATAATTTAATGAAATCTAATATTGAAAATGTCCGGTTTTGTTTAATTTGTAATTATATTAGTAAACTAGAAAAATGTCTAAGAGATACATGTATGTCTTTTAAATTCAATTCTCTTCCAAAAGAAAAAATCAAGTTTTTTTTAAAAAAAATAATACGGGAAGAAAAAATTACAGCTATTAATTCTAATGCACTTGATAATATAATTCATAATTATAAATCCGACATTAGATCTATGATTAATTATTTGCAGAGATCTAATCATAATAGAATAATTTCAGATGAAGATATAAAATCACTTTTAAATTTTTTTCTTAAAAAAGAAAAAACTAAATCTCTTCAATCTCAAGAAAAAAAATTAGTTGATTATCTGTATAAGTTTAATATTGAAAAAAATGAACTTATAATTAAAATAATTTACTATATTTTAAATAATTATGAATTATCAGAAAAACTGATCAATTTCATTAAAATTGTCATTCGTTATGATAATTTCTATTTACCGGAATTTAATACTTTTTTTATATCTAATGTGGTTTCGTTATTAAGTAATTGAATCCGAGCTTTTAATTTAGTAATAAATAAGCATTCATTATTACTACCTTTTGGATTGAAAACGTTTTTTTTACAGGTTGGTTCATATTCG